GCCTCCAGAGAGGGGGAAGGTGCCGCCCTCGTTCTCCATCGTTGCCCGGTAGGCCAGCGCCCCAAAGCCTGCGTGGACAAGGCCACCAGCTATGCGTCGCATTGGGTCATGGGACGGAGCGAATGTGAGGCGGGAACCACCCTCTCTCGGGAAACCCTCACCGAACACGGGGCGACGCTGTGGAACATGGGCAGGAGTCGCCACGGATCCACTTCGCGGTAAGCCTCTCCGTAGTAGTAGCTCTCAGCGCGCCGCATCTGCTCCTGTGGCGAGTTGCGCTGACGCCGTCGAGGCGGAAGCGGCTGACCGAACGTGGGGGGTGGGGTGCGAGAAACAGGGAACGGAGAAAGAGAAGCGGCATGAGCGGCCTGAATAGCTCTTGCCTCAGCCAAGAAATCTCGCGGCGCTGTCGGCGTGGTGCGGGTCCAGCCCGGAGGCTCTGGAATGGCGTGCGCAGCCATGTATTCCGGGGAAGCGCGCTTAGCAGCACGCTCAGCAGATCGCGCCTCATATACCCTCTCGGCCTCGCGTCGCGCCCGGTCGTTAGCTTCGTCTCTCTCAGCCGATTCCAGCACCCACCGATCAGCGGGCCGAGGCCCAAAGATCTTCCCAAAGGGACGCTCAGGCTGGGACCAGAATGCCTTCCCGCGCACGAGCTGAACATCAGAAGGCGCGATGGGACGCCCCGTGAACTTCTCGGTCTTCACGTAGGCCGCAGTCGCGAGACCCTTCCTGCGGTGCTCGATGTCCGTCAAGGAGTAATCAGGGTGGAAGCTTCCATACGGAGTTGATACACCCCACCTCGATCTCTCGGCCGAGAAGCTGAAGGGGAAGGTGGCGACAACCTTGGGGCCCTTCTTGACCACCGTGACGATGCCCGCCGCTTCCCTCGGACCGTTGATAACCGGCTTCTTGATGTTCTTGAACTCGCCCGGAGGTGGCTCCTGAAGAGAAGGCGTCGAGAAAATGCGCATTGCTGCGTCTTCAGGACTGTAAAACTCGATGCGGTAGCCCCTCGGGAGCCCGCCCTTGTGGCTGGGCCCACCCTGAGCGCGCCCTGCGCGACGCTCCCACATCTCGTTCGCCCACGACTCCTCGCGCTGAGCTGTCTCGAGACGGTCGGCGTTCTCGGCGGCTTCCTGCTGCCGCCACATCTCGTTCTGCCAGCCCCTGATATTTCCGTAGCGATGAGTGATGTCGAAAGCGCGCTGGTGGCGAGCGGCGTTGACTGGGGAAACATCGCCGCCCCGGGCCCGACGAGGCAGATGCTGGGGAGCCTGCTGATCGTACCGGTCGATACCCATGTCGAGGCGAAGGAGAGCCTCGTCGCGAATACGTCTGATAGCGCGGCTCGGCGAGAGACTCCGCAGGCGCTGCTCATGCTGGCGCTGCTGCTGGTACTCGAGAGCTGCCAGCTCGACCTCGTGGCGACGCTCCCGCGTCTTCTCACGATAGAAGCGCTCCGCATCGGGATGGATCGTGCCTGAAGAGCGAGGGGTGAACACCTCGGGTCGGCGTTCACCCACGAGAACCGGGCGACCCTGCTGGACGGCTCCGCCATACGCCTTCTTGGGCATGGGGCCGAGAGCCTGCTCCATCACCTGCTTGGCAACCTGAACGCCCTTGGTCTGCGTCATGCCGTACTGGGTCGAGAGCATCGAACCCATGACGTTCTGGATGCTGTACTTGCCCTGAGTGGCGAATTGCGGGGTGATGGTGACGGGGATCGCGCCGAGACCCTTGACGATCTGGGCGCGGAGAACAGCGAGACTCTCCGCGTTGACCATCACGGGGACATTGACCGCCGCCATCTGGGCAGACGAAGACCCGGTGCCAGCCCCGCCAGCACCGGCCTTCATCTGTGATGCACCAGAGCCAGCCTTCATGGCTGCCTGCTGGAACTTGTTCATCGCCGCAGTGGCTTCTTGTGCCGTGCCCACGAAACCACCCGCATCCAGCATGAGCTTTATGCCGATGGTCTCGACTTCTGTCGTAGCCATGGATCGCCTCGCCGCGATCTACACCGCCTCTCCCTTGAGAGACTCAGCGTTGAAGTCGGTTACGTCTTCGTCGCCGGGAAGCTTTTCTTCGTCGGTGACGATGGTATTGACCTTCACCCAGTCCTCGCGCAAGGCGAGGTAGTAGTGAAAAGGGAGTGCCGCTACCTCGTGAGGCCACTTCCCGTATCGACGAGCGATGCGGAAGATGAGGTCACGAGTGGTCAGGCGTTTCCCTTGGCCGGGCCTTCCTCAGCCGCTTCGGCCTCGGGCTTCTTGGTCTCCGGCTCATCGCCGTAGTGCATCTTGTTGACGGTCTGGTTGAGCTTCAGGACCACCCGCATGGGCAAACTTGCGAGGGTCTCGGCGGTGAGCTTGGGGTCGACGGAGCAACGCAGGACCATGAGCTTGAGGAGCAGGGAGTTGTCGATGCTCTCGGTCTCCTCCCCCGTGATGGGGTTGCTGGTCTTGCTGGTTGCCTTCTTCACCAGCTCGTCGTAGTCGCCGATGGAAAGCTCGCGCAGGCGGTACGTCACACCGTTGCGGAGGGTGACCTCCTCCTCGAGGAAGTCGGGAGTCAGCGGCTGATTGGCACGTGCCATGGTATTCCTCTCCTTGAGATTAGAAGGCGGCTCAGACCGACTCGATGGTCACGCCTTCCATGATCAGACTTCGACCTTCCCTGACAGTTCTGAACCCCTCGGCCTGAGCCAGCTTGTAGCGTTTGTGGGGGTTCAGGTTCAGGATGAACACCTTCTCGTAGTCAGGGTCTTCCCAGAGGGCGTCAGACAGGAATGAGAAAACGGCGTGAAGGTCATACAGGCTCGCATCCGGGCCTTGATCTCCACGCCGCTGCAACGTCCACGAGGTGAGTTCGCCGACCTTGGCTCCAAGGAAGGGGATTTCTACGGTTCCGGCGGGCTTATACAGCCCTGACCGGATGGTCTTGAACAGGTATCCCATCGCCATCCCTTTGTCTGGTGGAGGCGGCAGCAGCCGGGAGGGGCATTATTCTGTCGCCTCCACCGTGGATGTTACGAAATCAGGTCTAAAGCGACCCGCTCGTGAAGACGGTCCAAGCCCCGGCAGCCTTGAAGTTGCCCGTGGTCTTGATCGCGTCCGTGACACTCGCCGTGATGGCGGCATCGATGAGGCCCGGCCCAGAAGCGATGATCACCTCGAGGCTGGAGCGGTCGTCCGCGTAGAGGTAGATGTCGATGCTGTCGCTGACGGCGGCATTGACCTGATAGTCGCCACTCACGTCGAGAAGACCAGCGAAGGTTCCCGAGACGTCGCGGAGACCCACGAGGTACGTCTTGTTGGTGTCGCCGAACACCGTGGCATCGACGTAGTCGCGGTTGAGGTTGAGGGTCCACTCGGTCTTGGACGTCACCTTGACGCCGACGCCCTTCTTGCCACCGAGGTAGATGGCCCCATTTTTGCCATGGAGCTTCGTGTTCGCGCCTGTTGCCATTGTGCAAATCCCTTCGGAGATGCTGCGCTCTTGCCATGCTCACCGCTCGTTCGCCCGTACGAGGAGGATGGCAATGGCAAGGAGAACTTAGAGTCTCAGACGGTCCACGCTCCAGCAGACTTGAATTGGCCAGAGCAACGAACCGCATCGGTATTGCTGGCAGTCACGGATGCGTCCACGAACGCGGGTCCAGAGGCGACAGCCGCACCTCCGTCCTCGGCATACACGGCCACGGTCACTGCTGACCCCGTGTTGCTCTGGACGAGAAGATCGCCATCGACATCCAACAGCCCCGCGAAGGTCCCGCTGATGTCCATGAGACCCGCTGCATACACCTTGTTCGCATCGCGGAAGGTGGAGACGTCGGCGTAGTCACGAGCCATCGAGAGGGTCCACTCGGTCTTGTTGGTGACCTTGGTCCCGTTGATGTAGATCGCACCGTTCTTGCCGTGGAGCTTCCTGCTCATCAGGGAGTCCCCAGAGGCTGGTCAGTCCAGATCGAGTAAGTACCCCCGACCTGATAGATGCGCTTTCCCTCGGAATCGACGTCTGGCCCCGTTGGCAGATCGGCAACCCGGCGACAAAGCAGATTGATCTGCCCATCCACGCTGAGCGCAGCCTCGTTGAGCGCCCCGGTAATGAGCGCGTCGATGTTATTGGCATCGACGGGGTTCACCGCGTAGGTGTAGATGTCCATCAGCGCGTGGATCTGCATCCCATCCTGCTGGTACTCGTAGGACGAGGCGGCAACCTGATACACGATGAATGGATACCTCACCTTGCGGGGAGCGACCCCCTCGTGGATGCCGCCTGCGATGGCGGACACGAGGGACGGAGAAGCACGCAACTTCTGCACGACCGCTCTCTTGACTGGGGCGACGGTGGTGGTAGCCATCAGTCACTCCCCTTCACAGCCGCACCACGATCTCGATCCCGACGTTCGCGCCCCCATGCGGCAAGGCTTCACGAACGGCGTTCGCCACTAGGGCTANGACNTCACTGCGGCTCTCCTCGGCAGCCGGGCGAAGGAAGGGGTGGGCAGCCGCGTGGCGAGTGCCGAACTCCATGTACTTCGCGTACTCCGTCGGGGAGATAACCCATGCCTCGGCGCGTTCGCCTGAGACGCTTGGATCCGTGGCATAGATTTCGCCACGGAGTCTTCCGCCAACCTTGAGGTGCTCCCACACGGCGAAGTTGGCCCGCTTGCTGCGAACCTCGTATGCGCCGCGTCTCGTGAGCATCGTTTTCTGTGGAGCGAAGCCAGCCTTGCGGCGGCTCATCTCTGTGTCGTACTGGGTGAGCAACTTGGCAACAGCCGTCGTGCGCCGCTCTCGCCAATGGGTGGGGGGTCTCTTGCCGTAGACCGTGGTCGCTTCACCGAGCTTTTCGGGACGAACAACGGTAGGCGGTCCCCCAGCCTTGAAGACTGCATCGCGGGCTGATCGAACGGATTCGATCTCGCCAGCGGTCTTGAGTCGGATACCCTGACCACCATCGCTGAAGAGACGACGAACAGGAGCCCGAGCCTTCGCCCGCTGCGCCACGATCTGGGCCCCTTGCCCGAGAGCCTGAACGGCTCCCTCATAGACGCCTTGCAGGATCGCCTCGAAATCAAGCACCGCTGCCAGCACTCACCATGAGGACACTGTCTCCGGTGTCGTACCAGAGTTCTCCTTTGCGAAGTGGATCCGTCGTCACAAGGGTGGCGATAAGAGCGGCCATGATGGTCCCGGCAGATGGGGTGGTGCCATTCGTACCGTTGGTGCCATTGGTCCCGTCCGTGCCCCGGGCGCCATTCGTACCGTTGGTGCCATTGGTCCCGGCTGGTCCACGAGCGCCTGTTGCCCCCGTAGCGGAGAGAACCGCATCTTGTCCGGTGCGCGTGAAGTAGCTCTCTGGGACCTGAAGGACCTCGCCTTCGTCAGTGCGAACATGAAGCGTCATTTCACTCCCTCTTTCTGAGGCTGCATGTCAGCAGGGGCAACCACGAACTCTCGCCGGTGGTATCGCTGACCGTGTAATCGTCAATCCCAACGTGAACCTGATCACCGGGCAGGATGTCAGTTCCCACCGGGACGAAGAGCCGGTAGGTGTTGACCGTGATAATGGCGCCTGAGTCGACCTCCTGAACCGGGGTCGGGGTCGAGTAGAACCAGCCCTTTACCTCTGTCCGCCGACTCTCACTGGTGATCGGGTAAGAAAGGAAGTCGTCCCCGTAGTCGCCACCGACGGGTGGAACTGCATCCGTCCTGCGCTCGATGGTGATGGGCGTGATCATCCCGAGCAGGGCAATGTCACGCAGCCTGTTCATCTGGAGAGGGGTGAGGAAGCGATCCTGACGAGGCATCTAGCGAACCGAGATGTTGTCGTTGCGGTAGCCCGACAGGAGGATGGCTGCCTCGGGAATGAGATCGTCGAGTTGCGCAACGAGGGACGCGGCCGGCTTGGGGTCCCTTCGTGTCATCGAGACCTCGGCCACTTTCAGGGCCGTGAGATGGGCCATGCCCCGGGAGTGCAGCTCGGCCTGTCCATGGAGGTAGGCAACGATGTGGCCGCAGCCAAACTGGATGTCGGGAGGAAGCGGGTAGTGGTAGGTGGCTGTCACGGTGTCGCTCGCAGTGAGCTGAACAGTGAAGACCACGGCTCCCTCGATGGAATCAATCGTGAAGCCGCTCGAGACCACAGTGCCGTTCTTCTTGACCACCGGGAGACGGGTGCTGTCACTGAACCAGAACTGGTTCTGGGCCCGGTAGGTCTGCCCGTCGGTGTTCGAGAGCATCTCGTCGGTCTCGATGAGATCCCAGCCGTAGGTGTAGTCGGCCGCAGCCACAGGGGTAGCGAGTCCAACATTCGGGATGATCAGCGCGTTGAAGAGTCCGCTGCTGGTCAGGGCGAGGGAGACGACCTCGAAGTACCGCTCGGTGTTGTTGATGATGAGGTCGGTCGGGGCGAGGCCCACGTACTGGGTATTCGTGACGTAGATGCGGAAAGACTCGACTGAGAGAACAGGCCAGTGCATCGGGTAGAAGCGGCGCTGGCCGATCTCGAAGGGCGTAACGGGGTAACGCCATACCTGTCGTTCGCCCGTGATGATGCCGCCCTTGAAGTCATGCGGCTGGGGGATGCGGGGCACGTTGCAGTAGGCGTTGACGACGGTGGTCGCCTGAGAAATCAGGGCGAGCAACTCGGCATCGTCGAGTTCCGAGATGTCAATCCCGAAGCCCATTTCGCGGAAGCGTGCGGGAGTCAGGTACTGCATCGTTCCTCCGAGGAGTGGAGAGGGCCGGGGTGGTAGACCTCGGCCCCCTCAATCACCAACGAGATCAGGAGGCGACCTTCACCCTGTGGTATACTTTGTTGTACCAGCGTCACAACTTGACAGGAGGTCAACGTGCCCAAGGGGATCTACTCGCTCGACAAGAGATCACGCGGAAAGCGCGTCTCCGTCATCGAAAGGTTCTGGTCGAAGGTGGAGCGGGGGGAAGGTTGCTGGGTCTGGACGGGGGGTCTCTTCGCGAATGGACTTGGCTACGGCCAGTTCCAGTTTGAAGGACGCCCCGTCCTCGCCCACCGTATGGCATGGATGCTCGCCTATGGAGTCTGGCCCTCATCGGACCTCGCTCACACGTGCGACACCCCTGCGTGCGTTCGTCTCGACCATCTCTTCGAGGCAACGAGCCTCGAGAACAACCGGGACATGAACCACAAGAAGAGGAACCCGACCTCTGGCAAGTTGAGCGATGACGATGTTCGCAACATCCGCAAACTCAGGGAGTCTGGGATGACACTCCTCGTCATCGCCCACCAGTTCGGCGTGTCAGAGAGCCTCGTATCCAAGATCGCCAACCGCAAAGTCTGGGGCTGGCTACCCTAGATTACGATGCAACTTTCACTCTAATCTTGTTGCTCCACGGGAGCACCTTGATCGCCAACCCGTTCATCAGGAAGATGATGTACAGGTGGGTGAGCTGGCCGCTGATGCCGATGGGGATCTCCAGAACCGTGGGGCCCGGGGACCCGAGGTAGGGGAGCGTGATGCTGCTCTCGTCGAGCATGTAGATGTCGCGAACGAGGTTCCCCGCGTAGTCGGCGCAGTGGTAACTCGAGATCGAGTCACCCGGGACGACAGCGAAGGGAAGCAGCCCTTGAAGGGTGTTGACACCCTGAGCCGTCGCGCCAACACCGATGTTGACGTAGTTCGGGCTCATCAGCCGGACGTTGATGTCCTGCTGCTCGTCGAAGGTGATCTTCTCCTGCGGGTGGCCCCACATGATCGACGTTCGCCCAGCGGCCTGAATGACCGGCAAGAGGGCAGCGTCGAAAGCCTTGCGGAAGTTGCCCGTGGTGGTGGGATCGGTGGCCGGGTCGACGTTCACCGCGTTGGTGTGAAGCAGCGACCGAAGGCCGGTGAAGGCGTTGGCATCGTAGAGGCCAAGCTCGCCGTCGGCGATACCGGTGGCAGTCGTGGCCTGACCCTCGAAGATCGTCTTCTGCATCTTGTGCGCCATGGCCCGCAGCCCACCCTGAAGCTCGATGGCCTCCGGGTTGTAGTTCATCCCGCCCGCCATGACGGCGAACTGGGACTTCAGGCTGATGCCGCGCCGGGTGGCGAGGATCGCGACGTTCGTGGTCTGACGAGCGTAGACGCTCGTGTCGTCGGTCACCGTTCCCAGCTCTGCCATGAACTTGGCATCGCCGTAGGAGGTGATCTGGTTCCACGCGTGGACGAGTCCATTCGCGGGCTCGTGGGGGAAGCGGTCGTAGGCCGGGAAGAGCCGGATGTAGACCTCGTAGAGCATCGGCTCAAGGTCCTGCCGGATCAGGGCGGTTGCCCCGGCCACGTCGAGAGCCTTGGCGATGTCCGGGTCGAGCTGCCCACCGAGCTGGCTGAAGGCGTTCTGGGCTGCGAAGCCTGCCGTGTTCAGCCAGAGATCGAGCGGGATCCCGGTGTCCTTCTTCGATGCCTGATGGGTCGTGAGATCCATCAGCTCGGACATGGACTTGGTGCGGAGAACACTCGCGAGCGATGCACGCTCGTCGGGAGTGATATAGCGACGGTTGGTGGGAACCGGAGTGCCCTGATCTTCGACACCCTTGGCATCTGCCGGGGTGGCGACATTGGGAGCCTCGTTCATCTTGAGCAGCGTCTTGCCGATCTGCTCCTGCGTCTCGAGAACTCCCTTCAGGAGGGCCTCCAGCTCAGGCGACATTGCCATTGCTGTATTCAGCCTTTCTTCAGAAGGGTGAGGAACTCCTCGCTGTAGACCGACTTGAGGGTCTCGAACTGGTCGTTCGCCTCTCGGGTCACGGCGCGGCGTCCCACTGGGGTTTTGGACAAGGCCGTGAGGATCTCGGACATCTTCGTGACCACCTTCTCGGTGGCGGATATGGCCTGATCTCGCTCAGCGGTGGCGTCGGCCAACGATTTCCTCGTGTCGATCAGCTCGCGGGTGATCGCCCTCAGGAGATCGCTGGAAGTCCGCAGCGAGGCAACGACGGTAGGCTCCAGAACCTGAAGCGCCGTGCTGATCTCTTCCACCTCGGACTCGTCTGCGAGGTCTGCGGCCAATGCCACAACCTCTCCCTCGTTCTCAGGGACGCTCAATGGAGCTTCCTGCGAGGCCACTACGGCACCGTCGCCGTCAATGGGGACTGGGTGATTGGCAGCCTCGAATGCTGCCAGATGCTCGGCAAGGTCCTCGGTAGTCATGTCGAGAGACTCGATGGACTTGCTGACATCGTGAGGATGCTCGTTGTCTCCATAGGATCCAACGTGGCTGTGATCGTGCTCGCTTCCCTGACGGTCGTCGATGTGCTCGTGGGAGTCATCGTGCTCGTGGGCATGTGTGTGGTTGTGGTCGTGGGAATGGACGATGCCGTTCCAGTGCTCGTGCTCGTGATCATGCTCGTGAGCATGAGGATGCTCGTGCGTGGCGGGCTTCTTGGCAGCCGTGAGGTCGAGGGAATCTTGCAGNTCCCAGTCCCACTCAAACGTGGGGCCTTCCTCGAACTCGGTGCCAAAGTGGGTCTCGTCAACCCCGTTCTCGAGCGCGAANACGAGCAGCTCGGCGAACGACTTTTCACCCGCCTCCCCCATCCCGAGCGACTTGGCATGCGCCCGGATATGAGAACAGCCGCATTGGTCGTTGGATGAATCCCCGCAGCGCGAGAGAGCTGCGCGGAGATGGGCCTTGTCCACCGCACCCGACTTGGTGTGATGCGGATACTTTCGCTTGGCCGGGCAGGCAAAGGCGGAGTCGGGCAACGCATTCCGTGTGTCACTCGACATCGGGGCCTTGACCACCAGCTCGCCGGTCTCGCCGAGGGGCACCTCGATACTCTCCTCGAGGATGCCATCCGCGTTCGGGATCATGTTCAGGCTCTTCACGGCGTACTCGACCCACGAACGCGGGTTCGCGGGGACGCCGACGAGAGACGTCTCGAGAAGTTCGACATGCTCGATGGTGTACGCGCCGCTCTTGCGATCCCGGGACGCACCACCCTCAGGGATCATTGCGCCGATGGAGAGCCCGAGTTGGGTTCCCTTCTGGATCGCGGTCCACGCATCCACGGCTCGTGGGTTGGCATCGTTGACCACGATGTCGAGAACGAGATCATGGATCGAACTGTCCTGCGGGTGGGAGCGGATCAGTGCCCGCTCAACCGACCCCGCGACGTCCTCGGGGACCCTGTACTCGTGGTTGAGGAAGATCGTCATGTTGGAATTTGCGGCACGTTCCATGTCGGACAGCGCCGACAGGAGAATGGTGTGGCCATGGCGGTCCGTGATCGTCGAAGAAGCGACGCCATGGAGCCGCATCCGGCCATCCGTGTCGAGACTCGCCTTGAGCATCGGCGCAAAGATCTTGAAACGGCTCTCGATTGTGCTTGTGTACATCTCGCTCATGGGATCGCCTCCGGCGGGTCAGTTGTCAAGGTGGGCTGGTTCGCCAGCGCCGTGATCAACTCGTCGAATCGTTGGGCAGCAAAGTCCCAACTGAATGTCTTGGCATGTACGGCACCTGCCTCACCAAGGTCCTTTCGCAGACCCTTCGAGCCATAGAAACGCTCGATAGCATTGGTAAAAGCAGGTACGTCCGGTAGCCATGTGTCCTCACCTGCGGGGGTTGTGAACAACCTTTCAGGCTCAAGGAGGATCCCGCCGTCTCCAACCACCTCTGGGATGGCGGACACGTTCTGGGCGATGATTGGTGTACCGCATGCTGCGGCCTCGAGGAGAGTCAGGCCAAAGCCTTCACCTCGAGAAGTTGAAACGAAGCAGTCGAAGGCCGAGTAGAGGACATTCAGGTCCGAGAGCGGCCAGCCCTCGTAGCTGTTGTGCAGCCCCGGGAAGTGGAACCTCTTGGGATCGACCGTTGCGGCTTCCCGCGAGAGCAATGCCTGCATCCTGATCCCAGCCGTGGGGCCTTGATCCTCGCAGTGGAAGTGGACATCGATGTCGCCGTACTTCTTCATCAGGGGCCACAGGGCCTTGATGAGCGCGGGGTAATCCTTCCTGCCGCTGTTGGTGTCAACCCTTCCAACAAGGAAGTGGTCAGGGTCAAAACCGAACGCCCGCTTGCAGTCCGCCTTGGTCTTGCAGACCGTCCCGTTGCTCGCGACCTTGGGCTTTTCCCAGATGGGCCAGAACACCTCCGGGTCAACCCCGTGATAAACCAGTTCGCTCGGCTGGTATGCCTGCTGACCCCACTTGCTCATCGCCACCACGTTGGTGACTTGCGGCACGATGATCGTCCATGCTGTCGGCAAATTGACCCCATCGTCTGGAACATACGAGAGGATGGGTCTATAGCGGAGCAGGACCTTCTCGGGGTCGTAGGGGTTGTCGTACAGGAAGGACAGGAGGACCTGCGGGTCGAAGAGCATCACCACGACTTCGGGTTCCACCTTGCCCAGCATCTCGATGACACGGGATTTCCCGTAGATATCCTTGGCGTCACGGATGTTCGGGACGTAGAGCCGGAGCGGGGTCGGGTGTTCGTGCCACGGTCGCTCGCAGGGCCATGAATCGCCCCGGTAGTTCACTGCAAGGACGCTGATCTCGTAGCCGTAGTCCTCGATCAGTCTCTCGCCTATCGAGTGAGAAACACGGGAGAACCCAGTCGCGCAACCTGCATCCGTCAGAAAAAGGACCTTCATTCACTCCTCCACGCCTCAAGGACTTGCCTCAAGGGCTTATGGTTTGCGTGTACCGGCGGATGAGAACCTCCCGTGGCCCGGCTGACTCCTTGGCCGCATGTGCCCGAGACCGCCGGTACTCAGCTCCATTCCTCCGCCACCAGTCACGACTCCAGATGCGCCTGCGTTCAATGCTCTCGGGCGAACGCCGATATTGGAAAACGGGCATGGGGCCGAGCGCGATCAGTGGTTCTGCCCAGCTCTCGAGCGGGACTGTCGCATCGTAGAAATGACGCTCGCGGGAGATATACGCCCGCACCGCCGTCTCGGGATTGTGACCTTCCAGCTTCGCCAGCTCGCGCTCCTGATCCAAGTCCTCTTGGGGGACGGGGTAGCGAAGCCAAGCCATCTATTGTCGACGAACGAGCACCGTCACTTCGGGGCTGGTCGTCTGGATGCGCCCGCCCTGATAGGTGATATGATGTGTGCCATGCAATGCTCGTTCGCCGGGTGCTCCCACCATGCAAACGCCGCACGAGGCTTCTGCCGCACCCACTACTCCCGTTGGTTGAAGTACGGCGATCCCTCTGTCGTTCGGCATGCTGTCTATCCCTCCCGCGAGGAACGCTTCTGGGCGAAGGTGGAGAAGACTGACTGGTGCTGGATCTGGACGGGTGCCCGCTCCCAGTTCGGGTACGGGAACCTGACCACCAACGGGAAGCAGGAAAACGCCCACCGCGTTTCGTGGGAGATCCATTTCGGCCCAATCCCAGATGGGATGCGAGTGCTACATGCTTGCGACAACCCGCCCTGCGTTCGGCCCTTCCACCTGTTCCTCGGGACCCAGAAGGACAACAACCGCGACCGCGAAACCAAGGGGCGGGGCAACCACC